GTTGCGACAGGAGAAGCGTGTGAATACTTATGTGAAAAAGGAGCAGACGCGATTAGAGTCGGAATTGGAAATGGATCGTTATGTGAAACGAGAATCAGAACGGGTGTGGGAATCCCTCAGGTGTCTGCTCTCATTGATTGTGTTGCCGTTGCTGATACTTTTGATACTCCCATTATTGCTGATGGTGGTGTTCGCACTATTGGTGATGTGTGTAAAGGACTTGCTTGTGGGGCTGATTCGATTATGTTGGGTTCCCTGCTATCTGGTACAAAAGAAACTCCAGGAGAAATTGAAAAAGTAGGTAAGTGGCCTAATGAACAGCTATATAAGAAGTATAGAGGTTCAGCATCTTTGGACTCTAAAAAATCAAGAGGAGATGATAAAAATGTTGAAGGAAATCATAAAGTTATTCCATACAAAGGTAAATTACATAGGATATTATATGACATTAAAGATGGAATACGCAGTTCTTTCAGTTATGTTGGGGCTAATAATATGGTTGAGTATCATTCTAAAGTAGAATTAATAGAGGTTACAAGAGCAGGAAATATTGAAGGAGAGGCTCATTTACTTTGAAAAATTTGAATCACTATATTTATAAGTGTAACAGTATATTTATAGTTAATATTAAGGAATAGTTATGGCAATTAGAGGACACAGATATTTTGGTATAGTACATTTTAAACCAACTTATGCTAAACAAGCAAGAATAAATGCGCTTTCTGGCTCAATAAATTTGGATCCAAGAGAACACATATTTTTAACTGAAGCTACATCTTCTTGTTCAGCCTATTATTGGTCAGAAACAGCATTAACAGGATCTGAAGTAAATTTACAGTTTTGTACCTATAATCATTGGGGCCTTTTGGCATTTAGTGGATCTGAGTTAGAACAACAATGGGAATATATCGGAACAAGTTCGTATTCAAGTAGTGAATCTGATGGATGGGGGTGGGCTCCAGCTTCTGTAGGTGGAGATGATGATCCATTAACTTGTTCATTTTTTGATTTTCCTGGAGGTCCTTTACCAGGGTAAGTGAGCTTTCTATCATTTCCAGGTTTTATATCAAATGAGTTATGCTCATTTTTAATAGAGTATTATGAGAATAATTACGATATAGTTTTACAGAATCCAGAAGAAGTACCACAAGCAGAAAGTTTTCGTTATAGGGTTATGTGGTATCATAGTATTAAATCAGTAGAATTACGGAAAGTATTAGATTATGTTTCAAATAGAACATATAAAAGAATAAAAAAATATTATAATACAAATGTTAAAAGAGATACTTTACAGATAGTTAGGTGGAAACCTGGAGATAAATTGGGATTACATGCTGATAATGCATTTTATCCATCAGGAGAACCAAATGATACTCCATTTAGAACACATTCATCTATAATATTTTTAAATGATGATTTTGAAGGTGGACAATTTTATTTTCAGAAGTTTGGTGATATAATACCACAAAAAGGGACATTAATTATTTTCCCATCTGATATTAAATATGCGCATGGAGTTAGAAAAGTTTATAAACATAATAGATATACCATAGCTAGTTGGTATACAGATCAAGAAAAATATTGGATATAAATGACTTGATATTTAATAATAAATTATGTAAGTTATAAGAATTAAGGTTATATTTATTAACTAACAATAGGGATTATTATGAAAACTAGAAAACTGATTTTGTGTTATACAATTTTGGTTGTATTAATAAGTGCTATAGTAAGTATACGGTTCATTGAAAAAGAAAAAGACATTTGGACTAATAAGTTAGAAGAGTTGACACAAACAGCAAATGCTTTACAGATTAGATTAAATGAATATGAATCCGTAGGTATTGAGGTTGATGTAACAATGTATCATCCAGTAACTCGTCAAACTGATTCTACACCGAACATTCTGGCGGATGGAACGCGAATAAGGGTGCAAAGAGCATCCGAATATAAATTTATAGCGGTGAGTAGAAATCTTTTGAAGAGATTTGGTGGATTTCTTGACTATGGCGATTTTGTGCTCTTGAAGGGAACAAGAGGTGAGAAGGATGGAGTTTATCAAGTTAGAGATACTATGCACAAACGATGGGTAAATCGTATAGATGTTTTAGAATCTCCAGGTAAGGCACCATATAAGTTTACTGATGCTGAAATTTATAAGTTAAGTGATAATGGTGTAGCAGATTGGAATATGAAAAGCAACCAGCCTTAGAATTTTTAAAATAGGTTATAATGGAATTATTCGAACAATTTTTTGACGATCCAGATAAATTTATATATGATAAAGAAAAAAAAGATTTCATAGATCATATGAATTCTTTAAAGGAAATGACAGTAGAGGAATCTACATTATATAAAAAATGGAAAGAATTTAATCATAACGATTATGAAATACGTCAAAAAGCAAGTAAAATTCATACATTAAAACCTAAGTTATGGAAGCCTACTAATATATTGGATAGAGAGAAAACTTTAGAAGAGATACGATCTATTAAACCAAAAATAATTTGTATAGAACAAGGAAATTCTAAACAAAATGAATATTGGAGTTTAGTTAGGCGGCTTGTACATACAATGGAGTTTACTGCAAATCCTGGAAGAAATATAAAATTTATTATAAGTGATGAAACAAGTAATAAAATATTAGGAATGGTATGTTTAGGTTCAGATGTTATATCAATTACAGCAAGAGATTCTTGGATTGGTTGGAGTAAACAAAATAAACTTGAGGATGGTAGATTAAAACATTCTGCTATAGCAACTACGATTTGTTCTACACAACCATTAGGTTATAATTTTTTAGGTGGTAAGTTAATAGCAGCTCTATTATCTACTAAAATATTTAGAGAGAAGTGGGAAGAGTTATATGGTGAAAAATTAGTGGGTATGACTACTACATCATTATATGGTATACATTCGATGTATAATGGTATTCCATATTGGAAAACTCTTGGAGAATCAAAGGGAAGAATTTCTTTGAAACCAGATGATGATTATTTTAAGAAGTGGCATGAGTGGTATAAAGAAAATAGAGCAGATAAATATGAAAAACATATTACAAGTAAAGGTGGAGAAAGCGGTCCCGTAACAGGTATTAAACAAAGAATTATGTCATTGATATTCAGAGAATTAGGGATATCAACTTCTAAATATGAACATGGGTTTAAGCGTGGAGTTTTTTATTCAACTTTTTATGAAAATAGTAGAGAGTTTTTAAGAAATGAAATTTCAAAAGAAGAATTAAAATTAAAACCAAGAGTAGAAAAAGATATTGATGGAGTAATGGAATGGTGGACAAAAAAGGCTTGTAAAAGATATGAAAAGTTATTAGATTCTAATAGAATAAAAGATGGTATTTTATTTTATGGAGATATTATTGGATTAACTTGGGAAGAAACTAAAGAGAAGTATTTAAAAGAAGTTGGAAGATAAGGTTACAGATTATTTTGTTGAAAAAGTTCCTACCAATGCAGTTGAGGATTTTATTAGAAAATATCACTATTCTCACAGTATTCGTGGATTACATATTAGTTTTTGTTTTGGTCTTTTTACACCAAAAGGAAAGTTTGGTATTCCTAAAATGATTGGTAGTATGATGTTTGGTATACCTGCTATGGCAGGAGTGGCAGAAAGTTATATGCCAGATGAACCAAAATCTGTTATAGAATTAAATAGATTATGTTGTATAGATGGTACACCAACTAATACAGAAAGTTATTTCATAGGTAAAGCAATAAGATGGTTAAAACAAAATACAGATTATAAACTTATATTATCATATGCAGATACAAAACAAGGACATGATGGAGTTATTTATAAAGCAACAAACTTTATACATTTAGGAATGACAAGTGAAAGTAGAGCATTGGTTGCTGATGGTAAAGTTTATCATGCAAGAATGTTAACTAAAAAAAGTCCGAAGTTTGAGAATATTAGACAACGAATAAAAAAAGGTGATGAAAATATATGGACAGAAGAATTACCTGCTAAACATATTTATGTGTTACCACTTAATAATAAAATTAAAAAAAGAGTTTTAAAAAATATATAATGGATATATTAAATTTTACAGAAGATAAATTTTTAGATAAAGAATATAAATATAAAATTCTTGTATATCCAAATATTACCTTTCAGCAAGATTTAGAAAAAGATTCTTATGTTGTTGTATTAGGTAATATAATTAGAGAGTTAAATAAGATTCGTAATGATATTCATTGGACAATATTTTCACCACACGAAATATCAAGTCTTAATTTTGAAAATACTACTCAATTAAATTTAACTTTACCATCATATCCAAATGCTATGAGAGTACACTTTGATTATTCTAATATAATTAAACAATTACAATGGAAAAAAACAGATTACGATATAGTTTATTCTCATCTACCAGAACATACATTACAGTTAAAAAATACAATTATAAATAATACTAATATAGAACCACGTTTTATTGGATATACTCACTGGACAGAATTTCCTGAAATTACAAATTATAATATGACTATGATGGATGTAAATTTTTTAGGGTTATTAGAAATGGTTAGATGTGGTATTAATACACAAGGACAGAAAAATTTAATTTTAAAAAATGCTAAGAAACATTTTAATAATGACGTAGTAAAAAGATTAGATGAGATACTTGAACCACAATATCTTGGTTGGGAAATACCAAAGTATGAAAAACAAACTACAGATAAAAAAATAATTGTATATAATCATCGTCCACATACATATAAAAACTATCCTTGGTTTTTAGAACAAATGGATAAGTTATGGGAGAAAAGAAAAGATTTTGAGGTATGGGTGCCGTTAGCAGAATCAAAAGAACGGGAATATATAACAATAGATAAATACGATCGTGTTGGATATTTTTCTAAACTATCTTCTTGTTACTTAGGTGTATGTGCTAAACAAAAGTATAGTGGATGGGCTATATCTGCTACAGATGGTATGAGTGTTGGAGTACCTTATTTATTTTCCGATGATGATTATTATCACGAGTTAGCTGATAGCGCTGGGTGTTATTATAAAGATGGAGATGATTTTATACTTAAAGTAGAAAATTTATTAGATACGCCAGATTTAAGAAATGAGTGGTCGGATAAATCACTAAAAAGATTTGAAGATTGTAAATGGGAAAAGGCAATTATTCCATTCAACAATATGATAAATGATACAATAAAAAAACTTCCCACTTTAAAAAGTGATACGGAAGGTTACAAGAAAGTTATAGATTTTATTCACAAAAAAAGGTCTGTAAGTAAAAAAGAAATTATGGAATATTTAGGTTGGGGAGTTAGAATATCTTTTAGTGGATATAGAAATAGATTACGAAATGAACCAACAATTAAATTAACAAAAGATAGATATGAGGTAAAATAATGAAACAATTAACTCCAGAACAAATCCAAGAGAATTGGAACAAACTCAGAGAATTAATTACAAATACATTTGAGGGTGAACGGTTAGAAAAACTCAATACGATGTATGATTACTTTGAAGAAAGAATGTGTATGGCGCCAGCAAGTGGTAAAGAACATTTTCATAATGCTCACGTTGGTGGTTATGTAGAACACGTTCTTCATGTTATAGATTGTGCACTTCAATTAAAAGAAGTATGGGTAAATAATAACGCAAAGATAAACTTTACAGATGAGGAATTGATATTTGCTGCTATGCATCATGACTTAGGTAAAGTTGGTGATTTGGATAAAGATTATTATGTTCCACAAGATTCAGAGTGGCATAGAAAAAATCGTGGTGAGATATTCACACACAATGGTGAGTTACAATATATGACAGTTACAGATAGAGCAATATTTTTACTTGGACATTTTCAAATTCCAATGAGTGAGAATGAGTATATTGGGTTAAGATTAACTGATGGTTTATATGAGGAAGCTAATAAATCTTATTATATAAGTTGGAATCCAGAGTGGTCTTTAAAATCTAATATAGCTTACATACTACATCAAGCAGATAGCATGGCGACTCATATTGAATATGATATGTGGAAGCATGGAGTTGAAGTAAGTGAAAAGAAACATCAGGAAAAATATCAAAATTTGTTAGGTAATTTGAAAACTGATGATAGTGATTCTAAAGAAAAACCTGAAGAAGTTAAAGAAGAAAATTTGAATAAAAAATCTAAAGATTTGTTTAACGAACTATTTGGAGATGCATAATGTTAGTAGAAATATTATTAGGGATTTTTGTTATAGCGTTTTTAGTTGAAGGTTATATAATTTGGAATCTAATGAGAAAGACAGAATTATTAGAAGATTATGTTGGTAATGTTGGAGAAAAGATTATTAATGTAAATGAAAGATTGGAAGAAATAGATTCTACAGGACACTTCGAAGCTGATGATGAAGTAGGAACAATATTTGATACAATAAAAGAAACAGTAAATGAATTAGATGAATTCATTACTGAGGAGGAATAAAATATGGCAAGAGGAAAGATTTACTTTGGACAAGTTACAGAAGATGCAATTGTAGAGTTTAATAAAGAAACAGATCCAAGAGTAAGAAATACAATCTATAATGAACGAATTAGAGTGCCTATAGAAAAGTTAGTTGAAAATATAATTCATACATTTAAATTTTATTATTTTGATGTACCAACTGAAGATGTTAAGCATGAAGTAGTATCTAATTTAGTTTTGAATATGCACAAATATGTTCAGGAAAAAGGGAAGGCATTTTCATATTTTAGTATTGTAGCAAAAAATTATTTAATTTTGCATAATAATAATAACTATAAAAAAATGAAATCCCATAAAGAAATAGCTACGGCTGATTTTGAAAGAAATATTGGTCATGAAAAAGATAAAGAAGATCAGACAGAGGGTGTTACAGAATTCACAGCACAATTTTGTGAGTTTTTAGAGAATAATATATCTTCTATTTTTCATAGAAAAAAGGATATGGATGTAGCGTACTCTTTGTTATATCTAATGCAAAATAGAGAGAATATTGAGAATTTTAATAAGAAATATTTATATCTTCAGATAAGAGAAATGACTAGATCGAATACTCAACATATAACAAGAGTTGTAACAGAGATTAAAAAATATTTAAACAGTTTGAGAGAAGAATTTCGTATAGATGGACAAATAAATACGAAATTTACTGGATCTTTATTAGATGTATAAATAAAAATAATAGGAGCTAAAATGCCAAAAGCAAAAAGAAAAACTACAAGTAGAAAAAAAGTTGCTAAAGAACAAAGCAATTTTCTTGTCGCAGTTATGCGTGGTGCTAAGAAAATTTTTTCACCTGCACCCAAATAAACTATTGACATAAAGTACGGGGCTGTAACTCAGTCTGGGAGAGTGCTTCCCTTGCACGGAAGAAGTCGCTGGTTCGAATCCAGTCAGCTCCACTTAACTTGCCGATGTAGCTGAGTGGTTTAGCTCGGTCTTTGTAAGTCCGCGACGGGAGTTCGATTCTCTCCATCGGCTCTGCGAGTGTCGTATAATGGTAATACCTCAGCCTTCCAAGCTGATGCTGTCGGTTCGATTCCGTCCACCCGCTCAAAAATAAAAAAAGGGAAGTTTTCACTTCCCTTTTTTCGTGTCCAATAGTGTAGGAATACTATTGTACTATTTCGCTCCTACTTACGAAATAAACCCACCAACACCAACAAGGCGACAAGCCCAGCGAAACCCGACTCGCCGAATTTGTTTATAATTGATGTTAGGTTACTAATAACATTGACACCAAAGACACCACTTCCAAATATTACTTCAGAAATAGCACCAATAGCGACAAAGGACATCATCAGATGTGCAACATCGTCAATCCATCCTTTAACCATTGTTATTGCTTCCTTCATGTTCATCTCCAGTTAGTTACAAAAATAGGGTTCATTTATACCCTATTTATAACTATATTTGATTAAATGTAAAATTTTTTTATATTTATTTATATATTAGAGGTTATTAGACTTTCAAATACTTATTATAAAGGAATAAAAATGGCAAACGATTATGAAATATTCGGTGGAAAATCATTATCCGATTTGTTTCGAGACATATACGACAATACTGAAAAGAATAGGAAGCAGTTAGATATCTTAACAAAGGAACTTGTAACCTTTATTAAGGATGGAGATACTGCAGTTCAGATAGTTCCTATGTTAAAAGAGTATTTAGAAATCAATGTAAAGAATGATGATCAACTTGTTAAGATGGCTGCAATTGTACAACGTATTATATCAGCAGAATCAAAAGCTGGATCAGATGATGAATTTGGATTAACTGATGCAGAAAAAGAACAGTTATTAGGAAATATTAATGAAGCAGTAGGAGAAATACAATCTGAAGTAGATAATGTTCAAACAAAAATTGAAATAGCTTCAGGATCAAGTATCGAAAAGAATTAATGGCATATTCAAATTTAGATATTGAAGAATCACCTATAAGTAATTTAAACGCTTCTTTTGTTACAGAAGAATCTTTAAGTGATATACTTCAAACCCAATATAAACATTTAGCAAATCAAGAATTCTATGAAATAGAAGCAGCTGAAGTGTTACAAGTATTAACAAGAGAGGATGATTTACCAAGATTACCTGATAGCGGAGATCCTGATTTTTCTTATTATGGTGCAGTAAAAGCTCGACAATTCATTAGTGAAATAGATGTAGATCCAGAAAGCCTTCCTTGGAGATTTCCATTGAATACTTCTACTAGAGCTATGCCAATAAAAGGAGAAACTGTATTATGTGTAAATTATTTAAATGAACCATATTATATTGATGTTGTAAATAGATCTAAAAATCCAAATATAAATGATAAAGATCATGGAATGTCTAAGCTAGGACAGAAAGAAGATCAATTAGAAAAATTAAATTATTATACTGAAGTAGAGGAAACTGGTGGAAATCCAACAACACCACCCCCAGGAGTTGGTAGAAAAATTTATGATGAAGAAAATATATTTATTCCTCTAAAAATTCAAAATTTACAAATGAATCCTGGAGATACTTTATTACAAGGTAGATTTGGAAATATAATTAGATTTAGTAGTGATCAAAAAAATTCTCCGTTTTCATCTAATATAAAAATTTCTACAGGACAATTATATAATGAAACAGATTTATCTGTATTACAAAAATTAGAAAATAATCCTGGAGCAACCGTTGAACAGAATATTAATACTGATGCAAGTTCTATTTATTTAACAGAAAATGAAACGGTTGATTTAAGTGTAGAATTAGTTTCAAAAGTATTGCCTGGAAGAATATTTGCAAATAGATCAGAATTTGCTGGAGCGCAAGTTATTGTAAATTCTGATAATGTTGTTATGAATGCAAGACTTAATGATGTACATTTAATTGCAAATCAAAATGTAAATATGACTGCTAGAAGAAGAATAAATCTTGAGGCGCCTATAATAAATTTGGGAGATAGGACTGCAAGTCAAGCATTAATAAAAGGTGATATTTTTATGGAAGTTTTCAAAACTCTTTTAGTATCAATTAAAAAATTCGCTACAAGATTAGGAGATATAACTGCACCGAATCCAAATGATAAAATTATAGAACTTGAGTTAGCAGCAGAATCATTAAAAACACAAATTGATGTATTAGTATTACCTTTTTTAACTGATACATTATCTAAAAGAAATTATACGAGTTAATTATGGCAAGTAAAAATCCTATAGTATATCTAATTAAATTAGTTAGTAAAAAAATGCAGAAAGAAATCAATGAAGAAACTTCTGATGTATATCGTAAAAAACTTGATATAAGAGAGCAGAATTTACAAGCTATTTATCAATCCGATGAAAATCGTGAAAAAATGAGATTGATTAGAGAAAAGTTTGTTGATTTGACAGAGAAAAAAGAAAAATATGATAAAGCTAAAAAAGGGGAATCAATATATGATAAAATGGTAAAATTTCTTAAAGGTCTTAAAGCTGCATTAGATGCACAAGATAAAGTTCAAACAGCAAATCCCGTTACAGGACCTGCAGTAATAGCAGGTAAAATAGCCGCATTCATTCAGAAACAAAAAGATGAATTAGAGTATATAAGAACAGTCGCAGGTACTCAGAAAAAATATATAAAAGAAGATTTAAAATTATATGGGGAAGCTCTGCAAGCATTAATAGATGAAATTAATAAGGGTGATGATGATTATAGACAAGAAATATTATCAAAATTAGACCCGTGGGCACAGCAAGATCCATATATAGCGGATGCTCCATATATTGAGATTATGCCAAGATATCAAGAACGTTTGGGAGCGGCTGAAGTTAATGCTGCAAAAGATCAGGCATCAGATGGAAAAAAATTAGATCCAAACTTGTTTAAAATGCCAGAATTTATCCCTTCCTTCGCCGCTGGACTTTCGAAGTTGCCAATTGAAACGGCAAAAACTAATGTTGGAGATAATGTAAATACTGATGATTCCAAAGAAGCTCAAACACTCGCTGATTACAAAGCGATAGCTGATGCGGAATATGCAAAGAAACAGGCTGAAGCAGGTGGTGGGTATGTAACTGTTAGAGTAAAAACTGAAAAAGGAACTTATACTCAGAGCGGTAATATGGATCCAGGTGAGGCTGATCGGTTAATACAAGAAGCGAAAGATGCAGCAGCCGCAATTAAAGCGGGAACATATAAACCTAGAGATAATCCATATGCAGAAGCGGCAGCAAAGGTAGCCGAATATAAAAAGAGAAAAAGTGCTAGCTCAAATAATTAAAGATATAAATAAGAGGTAATGTTATGAAAGTAAAACAACTAAGAACTATTATTAGAAAAATGGTAGTAGAAGAGGTTAAAAAGCAAGTTAATGAAATATTTATAAAGGAACAGGTAAAACCTTCTCGTATGGTTGCAACAAAACCAACAAAACGAGAAGAAGTTAAATATACCAATAACTCTGCATTAAATAAAGTTTTAAATGAAACCGTTGGGCTTAAAGAAACTGATGAGTATCCAACAATGGGTGGTAAACCCTATACTTCTACAGATATGTCAGAGGTATTAGGATATGGTGATATGGTAAATCCTGAAGTTAAAAGAAATAATGTTGCTGCACAAACTTTAGCAGAAAAGGGTGTTACTCCAGAACAAGTAGGTGATGGAGTTGTTAACGCACTTACGAGAGACTATTCAGATTTGATGAAAGTAATCAATAAGGATAAATAATGGCAAATGTGGTAAAAAATTCAGCACTTGGTATTCCGTTTGGAATGGGGTATCCATTAACATTTGGTACAAATACTAAAACTTTTAAACAAGTTATGGACTACGGTGAAACTATTAAAAATAATATAAGAAATCTTTTACTTACACAAAAAGGTGAAAGAGATTCTGATCAAGAGTTTGGTACAGATTTAAATAGATTATTATTTCAGTATCAAATAGGAGATCCAAGTTTAGATGCTGCTGTAGATGAAACTATTCGTGAAGCTGTAGAAACATATTTACCTGGAGTAAGTATTGCTTCTATAGTAGTAGAACCTTTAGATACAAAAGATGGAGCAATAACAGTAAAGTTAGATTTTTCAGCAGATTTTACAGATCCTTTAGCTTTAGAATTACAGATACCAACTTAGATTACGGAGTATAAATTATGGCTGATTCAACAAATATAAAAAAAGATATAAAAAAAGAAGTTAAATATCTAAATAAAGATTTTTCTCAATTTAGAAATAGTCTTGTAGAGCACGCTAAAACATATTTCCCAACTACCTATACAGATTTTAGTGATAGTTCTATTGGAATGATGTTTGTAGAGATGGCATCTTATGTTGGAGATGTTCTTTCGTATTATGTAGATAATACTTTTAAAGAAACTATTTTAGCATATGCTGAAGAAACTAAAACGGTATATGATATAGCACAATCTCTAGGATATAAACCAAAAACAGGAGTTCCTGCTTCTTGTAAAGTAAATGTATATTGTACAGTCCCAGCACAAGGCTCTGCAGATAGTGTTACACCAAATTGGTCTTATGCACCTACAATAGAAGGTGGAATGAGACTTTCTACAGAAGAATCTTCTACAACATTTAGAACTACAGAACCTATAAATTTTCAAGTTTCAAGTTCTATAGATCCTACTTATTTTGAAAAATATCAAGAATCTGCAGATGGTACACCAACAAAATTTTTATTAAAAAAGACTGTAGATGCAGTTAGTGGAGAAGTTAGTAAAGAGTATTTAACATATGGAGCGGCAGAGCAATATACAGTTAGTGTATTATCAAAAGACAATATTAATGAAATTATATCCGTAACCGATTCAGATGGTAATAAGTGGTATGAAGTAATGTCTTTAGGACAAGATACAGTTTTAGATGAAAGTGTAAATAATACTACAAATTCTCCAGATTTAAGTGATTATGCTGGAGATACACCATACTTAATGAAACTTATTAGGACACCAAGAAGATTTGTTACATATTTACGAGATGATAATAGAATGGAAATAAGATTTGGATCGGGTGTTTCAGATAATCCTGATGAAGAAATTATACCAAATCCAGATAGTGTTGGATCATCTCTTTCTACAGGAGTTTCTAAATTAGATGATACTTTTGATCCAACTAATTTTTTAAAAACTCGTACTTATGGATTAGCACCTTCGGGTACAACATTAACATTTACTTATGCACATGGAGCTTCACAAGCAGATAATGTAGGTTCTAAACAATTATCAAGAATTACAAGTAAATCTACATCAATACCAAATTCAAGTACTTTAAATTCAGCTACTGTAAATGATACATTAAATTCTATTAGAGCTATAAATAATGAAGCAGGTATTGGAGCTAGAAATGCAGAAACTTTAAATGAAATAAAAAGTAATGCAGCCGCTAATTTTCAATCACAAAATAGAGCAGTTACTAAAAATGATTATATGGTAAGATCATTAGCAATGCCTTCTAGATTTGGTAGTGTTGCAAAAGTATACGTTGTACAAGATGATCATTTAAATGATATATCAGAAAAAAATAGTGATACTCCTGGAGCAGACTCAAGTGATTCACGGGATGAAACACAAGGTGGTACTGATCAAAAAACGACTTATGGAGGCTAAAAAATTATGGCAAGTCAAGATAATAAAAACCCATTAGCATTAAATTTATATGTTTTATCATATGATGGAAATAAAAATTTAACTGCACCTAACCAAGCAACTAAAGAAAATTTACAAACATATTTAGGGCAATATAGAATGGTAACAGATGCTATTAATATTAAAAATGCGTATGTTATTAACATTGGAGTTAAATTTTCTATTATGACATTACCACAATATAATAAAAATGAAGTTTTAGTTAGATGTATAGATGAAGTAAAATCATTTTTTAATATTGATAGATGGCAAATAAATCAACCAATAGTTATATCAGATCTATCATACAAATTATCAGTAGTTGAGGGAGTTGCCGTTGTAGTAACTCCAGAAGATGCTATAGCATCTAGTGCAAATCCTACTGATAAACCACAAATAATTATTACAAATAAATACAGAACTGCTGATGGATATTCTGGAAATGTATATGATATGGATAAAGCATATTATAATGGAATTTATCATACATCATTAGATCCAAGTATATTTGAATTGAAATATGCAGATTCAGATATACAGGGTAAAGTAGTTGGAACTATAGGGGGATAATAAATGCATTATTTTGAATATCCAAGCGTAGATGCTACAATATATCAAGCAAGTCAATCTATGAATACAGGGTTGGATCCTATATTAGAAGTTAGGAAAGATGTGAGTCCTACTGGCGATTCTGTAAATGTTTCACGAATTTTAGTCAAATTCGATTTAACTTATATTAGTTCTTCAGTAATAAATGGTACTATACCATCTACAGCAGAGTATTATTTAAATATGTATGATGCAAATCCAGAAGAATTAACAACCAGTGATCTTTTATATGCTCATCCTGTAAGTCAATCTTGGACTGGGGGAACAGGAGACTTTGATTCTGATCCTCAAATAACAAATGGAGTTAGTTGGAAATATAGTCAAGGAGAGAGTTCGGGTCAATATTGGATGTCAGGCAGTTTATCGGGATCTGGTGCTACTTGGTATAGTGGTAGTGACGCACCTCTTAAACTTGATGCTTCACAATCTTACGATTATACAACTACTGATATGAGAATGAATGTAACAGATATAATGAATGCTTGGATTTATTCTGGCTCAACATATCCAAACGAAGGATTTTTAGTAAAGAGAAGTGGTAGTATGAAAAATGCGGATACTGGAAGCGATGAAGGTAGTTCAACCCATTTAGGAAATTTTAGTTTTTTCTCAAGAGATACAAATACAATTTATTCACCAAAGTTAGAAGCAGTTTGGGATGATAGTTCTTGGAGTACAGGAAGTTTACAACCAATAACAGGTTCTGATTATGATGATATGGCTTTTTATGTTAAAGGGTTGAGGAGTGAATATAAGCAAGATTCTAAAACAAAAATAAGAGTGGTAGGACGGGCTAAATATCCAGCAAAAACTTATGCTACTACACCAACTCAATTAAGTGTAAAATATTTACCAAGTGGTAGTACTTATTATTCTATAAAAGATGCACAGACAGAAGAAGTAATAATTCCATTTGGAAGTGGTTCAATAGTAAGTTGTGATACAACTGGAAACTATTTTAATTTGTGGTTAAATGGATTACAACCAGAAAGAATATATAATATTCAATTTAAATCAACTGTAAGTCAGAGTACATCAAATGAACATGATGTTATATCTCTTGAAGATCACACATTTAAAGTGAGTAGATAATGCCAATAACATATGATGAAGTTAAATCTGATGCGAGGTTCAAAGAAAAACTCGATTCATTTCAAGCTAAACGTCTAAAACGTTTAGAAAGTGAATATCAAGATTTATTTTTAACTGGATCAAGAGAAGATGGTAGTAAAGTATTCAGAACTAAGAATGGAACAATAATATCTGTTGATACAGATTTAGGTATTTATGGAGTAGATTCAACTGATCAATTAGTTCCAGTAAACTTAGAAAAAACTACTCCTGAAACAAATAAAGTTGATGATGTTGTAGATAAAGATTTTAAAGAGTTAACGAGTTCAACTGGGTTAGGTTTAAGTATAGAAGAATTATTTATGGAGTATGAAAGATTAAGAGAAAGTATTCCAGGAGAAGGTACTATAAATTCACATAGATATTTAGTTGAAACAAGTGTTGAATATATAGGTGGAGAAGATGAATTAGCTAGGATTAGAGAAGCGTTAGAACGAGAATTAAAAGCATTAGAACAAGTGGTACAAGAAACCGCTGAAAAAGAAGCGGCATGGGCTACTTATTTAGCGGATATGCTTAATTTTGTAGATACTACTCAACCATATTCTCGTGCAGATTGGGAACAAAAAGGAAATCCAATTGCATCCGTTGATGCTGGTTATCAAAAATTGAGGTTTGTTAAAAATTTACCTTATACAGTAGCTACGACTCCCAAAGAGAATGTTACTGGAGTTCTTGAATTACCATATAGAAGTGGTAGATATAAAAGAAAGAAAAATGGGAAATTATCAAGTGGTTGGAAAAAAATATATATAAAAGTAGATGCAGTAGGTGGTACTGGGATGACATATAGATGGTTTGTTGATGGAAATGAAATTTTTCCAAGTGATAGATATGGACCTACTGATAAAGAAGTAGTAGAATATTTTCCAGCTGTATATAGAAAAAATCATGCAACAAGAGTTTTTACATGTAAAATATCGGATTCTCAAACCCCAGGAGAGATTACATCGGGTCCAATTAAAGTACAGGTTGACTAATGCCTACTGAATTATCACAAAATGATCAAAATCAATTATACGCATATAGTGTACCACATCCTGTTTCATTTGGAGCAGATGAAAGGGATTTTGTATTAGTAACAGTTTTTGATCAAGATGGGGAGTTAATAGAAACTAAAGAACTATCTGTAGAAGAATTGAAAGTAGGAGACTTATTTAATTTTAATCCAGGAAGAATACTCAGAACTATGGGTTATGTAGCTGGATCTTATAAAGTAAAATTAAATTTTCTTCGAAGAAAAGCTGGTTCAAACACATATGGATTTTTTACAACTGATGGAGAATTATGGACAGGGGCTGTACATGAAGTTAATGGTAGAGTTTATAGTGGAACAGATCCACAAGCAACTGACGTTCAACGTTTAGCTGAAGTAAAACTGGCATATAATGTACCAGGTGTAAGCCCAACTAAAAAAGAAGTTAGGATAGAAAGAAAAAATATAGATGTAACAGAACAAACTTCATATGGATCTAATTTTATAAACTTTGATACCGAAACATATGAGTATACCCCAAAAAGTACAGATGATTATACTTCAGAAGGAACTGTAAAAGTAGATTCTTCTGATCCTTATCAAATTAAAGCAACTTTAACTGCTGAAGATATGGGATTTTCTCCAGCTATGGTAGGTGGTAAGTTAATTGTAGATAATGCATTTGTTATAGCATATAAAACAACCAATCTTACTGTAACAGATAATACCAATAAAACAACTACACAAACAAATACTGTAACAGATACAGTAGATGGTGAAGAAAATCCAAATTTAGATGTAGGTCTTAAAGATGAAACTAAAGAAGATACAACACCTGGAGGTCGTGGGGCTTCAACTGAAAGAGATGCGTTCGATTTATAATGGCTAGGCAAGATCCAAATTATACAGAAAGAGATGCTGTTAGAGATGCACGAGAAGCTGCTGTTGAACAGGAGAAAAATAATCCTGGATCAGGAGCAGTAGTTGAGACAATACCTCAATATGCTCCATTTATATCTGAAATTATAGAGGTTAAAAGTCGTGATACTATAGTTGTAGAAGGAAGTTTTAAAGAAGCTGGTATAGCATTAGGGGCACAAGATGGTGATTATGAGGGAACTAATCCAAGAAAACCATTAACATTTAGTGTTGGATTTGATAACTTTGATGTAAATGATTTATCACACTATTTGTATACAGAAGATAAAAATCTTTATTTAATTGTCAATACTCAACAAGAAACTGAAGAGAAGAAATTATTAAAATTATATTCACCACTTATAGAGGATTCTCCACAAAATGTTTCTATAGTAGAAGAAATTATTGATTCAGTTCAAGAAGATGTACTTTTAATACCAGAAGATGAAATTGATGAAGATGTAACTTTCTTATTAGATCCACAATATAATTTAGAAGAAGCACAAGGTTCATTTTTTGATAATAAATCAACAACATACAAAAATTTATCTGACTTAATAACAAGCGATGTAAATATATCAGAACAAATTAGAACAGATATATTAAGTTCAAGTTTACAATCAGCAGATTTAAATATAGATTTTGAAAAATATGATAATTTTACCGTATTTGGTTCAGCAGTATCTAAACTTGATAATGCAAAATATAAATTTGAAAAGATAGAATCGTTATTAACTACATCCGCATCATTAGCTACTAATTCTACTACTGGATCTTTAGGAACAGAATTAAGTTCGGTACATAGACAGATTAGAGATGTTAAATTAAATTTTACACCATATGAAAAATATTTGTATAATGATGTTTCAACACTTGTAAGTGGATCAGAATTTTTAGGAACGGAACGACATAATGCATCATGGCCAAAAACTGGAAGTGGAACATTTAGTGATCCGTATACTCCAATAACTTCATCTCATGCAGATTTTTCATCTTGGTATGGAAGTGTTGTAGATGAAACTGGTCAGGCATATAGTGCATCGGTTTTTGATAATCTAAATGAAAATAGATTGGTTAATAGAATACCAAAATATATTGTACATGATAATTCCAATGAAGATTTTCTAAAATTTATAGATATGGTTGGAGAAATGTATGATGAAGTATGGACATATATTAATCATATTCCAAAAATATATGAAACATATGATTCAAATAAAAAAGGATATTCGAATGATTTAATTCAAGATGTAGCGAAAAGTTTTGGATTAGATTTGTATAATGGAGCAGATTTATTAGATTTACCAAGATATCAATATGGACAATATCAATCTGGATCTGATTCTACTTTCACAACATATTCAGTTGAACCTCAAAAAGATTTAGGTAGAAAAATACATAGGAGATTGATTAATAATATTCCATTTTTCTTAAAAACAAAAGGTACATTAAAATCTATACGAGGAATAGTTAATATGTTTGGAATCCCTGCTACTATTTTAGATGTTAGGGAATATGGGGGTCCAGCTCTTCCTGGTCAAGTAAAATCATTTAATATAAAAAGAAAGTTTACTAAATCTTTAGATTTTAGAGGGGGGCAATATGTTCAAGTACCTTGGGTACACGATGGAAGTACAGGAAGAAGACCAGATACAGTTGAATTTAGATTTAATTCTGTAAATAGTGGAAGTCAAACTCTTGTTGAAGCTGTAAATGGATCTACAAAACATTGGGAAGTTAAATTAAGAGAAGATTCTACTACAACTGATAATGTTGGGCATGTTGATTTTCAATTATCTGGATCAAGTGGATATGTTTCAATGTCTACAAGTGCTATGCCATTATATGATGGTGAATTTTGGTCTGTTATGGTTTCAAGAGAATCTGGTAGTGGTGCATATGTAGCATCTGATAGTGGATCTCAAGCCGTAACATATAGATTAGCAGCTAAAAAATATGATGCAGGAAGAAGTAAGATATATCATGCTTCTGAAACTTCTATGTCTATGGATGGGGCTAATGCAGTTTCTCAATCTTTGAATAATTCTTGGGCATCTGCTAGTCAGGTTAATATTGGTAATGGTGCAGCTGGATATTTAACTGGTTCTATGATGGAGTTTAGATATTGGAATTCACCACTTACAATGTCGGCATTTGATAACCACGTTACTTCACCAAAAGCTTATAATGGAAATCATGCTTCTGCTTCATATACTGATTTAGTATTTAGATTATCATTTGATGATAATAAAGATTTGAGTGTGGCTGCAAATGCACAATTACAAGATAAGAGTGGAGATACTTCATTAACTACAATTACAGGTAGTGCTAAGAATTTTAGTGGAAATTTTTATGCTAGTGTAGAAGATGAGGATAAGATGTTAGTACCAAATATTGGTCCTAAGAAAGAAAGTAATGTTAAGATAAGAGTTATTAGTTCAAGTCTTGAAGATGGTGGATTACAACCATATATTCCAGGATTTAGTGCTAAACGATCGGAACAAAGTTTATTGGATGCAGCTCCAAAAGATTCACCGAAAGTAGGAATATTCTTCTCACCTACAGATGTAATAGATGAGGATATTATTAGATCCTTAGCAGATTTAGATTTTCATCAATATGTTGGAGATCCAAGAGATTTAAGTAAACCAAGATATAGAAGATTACATGAAATAAGAAATGCATATTGGCAAAAATATAGTTCACCAAATAACTTTTGGGATTATATGAGATTGATAAAGTATTTTGATCAGATTATATTTAAACAAATAAAAGATATTTTACCAGCTAGAACAAGGCCTGAATTTGGATTAACAGTTAAACAAAATATTCTTGAACGTTCAAAAGAAATTATTTCAAGAGAATTAAGTTTTGAAAGTCCAAATTTTGATGGAACTATTGATGCAACAGAATATGCAACAGAAGTTACTACAAAATTAACTGGAAGTATAAATGATACTGTAGGAACTATTTCTGGATCTACTGAAGTATTCAATGTACCAACAGTAAATAAATTAAATTATACAGGATCACAAAAAGGATATTGGGGAAATACATATATAACTTCTTCAGTTACAAAAGGTGGTCCTGAATATGTGTTTGAAGAATTTTTACAACCAGAAATAACTGGTTCGATTATTTCACCACATAATTTAGAAACAAAGTATTATTATAGTAGTTCAGTAAGCCGATCTTTGAATTTATATTATTCTTCATCAGCAATTCGTTCTAATATAGATAATAAATACGATCAATTTAGTGCATTAGCTAATTTGATGTTTGAGGGATGTAAACAGACTAATGCTACAACTGTGTTAAATAGCTATGCAGGAAACTTTGATCCAGTAGAAACTTCAGATACGACTCCAACAAGAATAGTATCTCAAGATCCTGGAAAATCTCAATTGAGAATAGAATAATGAATAATATATTTTATTATTATATTTATAGTAGAGTAAACGCAGTTATATACGAAAACCAAATATACTTAGGAGTAAATAATGGGATTTTTAGATAATACCACGCAAACGATAGATGCTATTCTAACCAAAAAAGGTAGAGAATTATTGGCTCGTGGAAACAATGAATTTAAAATTACAAAATTTGCATTGGGAGATGATGAAATTGATTATGGTCTCTATGATGTTTCCCATCCAGATGGAACTAATTCATATGGAGCGGCTATAGAAAACATGCCGTTACTTGAGGCTGTTCCCGATGAGAATCAGATAATGAGATATAAACTTGTTACTTTACCAAAAAATACAGTTAAATTACCTGTTATTAAGTTGGCAAGTTCAGCATTAACATTTACAACCGCAAATGAACAACAAATTATATCACCAGCAACAACTAATGGTAATGATGGAAAAGGTGGATATACATTTATATTACATAATTCGGATGCAGCAGATTTGTTTGTATCTGCAGGTGGTGGAGTTGAACAACGAGGCGGAACTGTTCCAGTATTCCTTAGTGATGCTGATAGGAAGAGAAGTACTACAGTAGTTGGTAAAGTTGTTAATATAGTATCTAAAACAACTACATCAGCAATAACAACTCAGTTGACTATTTTTGGAAATGATTCTGGCGCATCTCAAACAATTAGTGTAACTGTAAGTGCAAATAGTTAGGAGTTAGAAAATGGCTGAAATATATACAGTATTTAATACAGATGAAGATATAGTAACCGATATTAACCAAACTGTTAGTTCTGGTTTATGGTCAGGTGGTGTTGGAACGCTTCAAACAATGCACACTTCTTCAACACAAAGTGGAAGTTCAGGAAAATATTTTTATGATGTTTATAAAACTGATCCTTCTTCTGATAGTGAAGCAGAGATTCAATTCTCAATGGCATTTGGGCATATGGATGGTAGTGGAAGTGCTGGGATATTAGGAAGCTCATACACAGATAGACCATCAGCAGCTGTTTATTCTCAATTTAGAAATTTACTACTCGCACCAAATGATTCTAAGTTTACTTTTACACCTTCTAAAGATATAAAACACATTTATGCTATTTCTATGGCTAGAGCTAGGATGCGTGAAAAAGTTGATCCAGGTAATTGGGAACTTCATTTAAGTAGCAGTGCAGGAACTGTAAAATTGATTGATGATAGTGGTGCTACTACTGACCCAACGGTTTCTCAGGGAGGTAGAGTTTTTAATATAGTAAGTGGTTCAATAGCATCTGGTACAGCTGTAACAGATACAGCAGCTGCAAGTGAAACAACTGATGGTGCATATGGATTATTTTATCCTGATATGGGTATTATGATTTTAAATGGGCAAAAACTTGATCAAGGATATCTTGCATTAGCTACTAATACTGCATCAAATGTTGCTCATAATAATTCGGGTAAATTATACAATGCTGTTTCTGCAAGTTCTTATTTTGTAGCTAGACGGGAAGAGCAATTAAGTACTACACATTATTTCTGTAGATTAACTAATAAGAGATATAATTTTAGTACTAACCCTACATTCTTTACTCAATCTGATGGCTCGCTAACAGTATCATCTATGCAAAATGATCCTAAGGTTTATATGACAACCGTAGGTTTGTATAATGATTCTAATGAATTATTAGCAGTTGCAAAATTATCCAAACCTTTACTGAAATCATTTTCTAGGGAAGCTATTGTAAAAGTGAAGCTCGATTTCTAACGGAGCTTTTTAATGTATAAGAATTTTCAAGACGGCGATACTTCTGTAGAATCGTTTAAAACCCATAAATCATTTTCATTAACTGATATGGATAGTGGTAGTGGTGTTTTTGGTTTTAGCGCTAATAGTAGTTCCGCACATTTGTTTAGTTCATCATCAGCCGCTTCTTCAAGTTATTATAGTGGATCTGTTTCAGCTGATAATACACCTTTTGCAACATATTATGCAATCCCAAGCTGGTTTACAATAAATCGGTTATATTATTCTAAAAAAGATGAACCCTGGAATTCTTTTGGTATTAATAATGTAGCAAATAAGAAAATGACTTTACATGGTTCTGCTCAAGTATTAACAATACCACAACAATATTTTGGAGAAGAAGTAAAACCAGGATCAATAACAATTACTGATAATGGTGGAGCAACTACATTTACATTAAAAGATGATGGATATGGAAATATTTATGATAATACAAATTCAGCATCATTTGCAGCAGGAACTACGGGTTCTGTAGGTAACGTTTTTTATTCACATGGTATTATAACTATAACTGATACAGGTTCATATTCAGTAGTTGGTTCAGGTACTGGAAGTGATGGTTTTGAAATTGATTTTAAAGCAACTCAAACACACTATGAATATGAATATAATTGTAAGGTTGATCGTGGAGAGTTTAATGGTACTACTAATATTAGTATAGCCAAAAATAGAGGGGGTAGGCATACAATTCCAAGTGGATTCCCTACCGCTTTTGTTAGTAAATTTTTCCCACCTGGAGATAATCCTACTAATGGAACAGGTTCTTTATCAGGCTCATACACAGCCGCTTCAGAATCTATTGACTTAGCAACAGGTAGTTTATTTAATCCTTATATTACTTCTATTGGTTTATATAATGATAAGAGTGAACTAATGGCTATTGGTAAGTTGGCACATCCGATTAAAAATGATGATGAGTTATTATTAAATTTTGTGGTAAGATTCGATGTTTAAAAGAATATTATTAGAAAGAGCAGATTTTCAACTTATTGCTTCAGATATAGTAAAACATTATAAATTAAAGTCTAAAATAAAATTTGGAGCAACTACTAATAAAGCAGATTATAATTGGATAACAGATACTATAAATTTACGAAGAAGTTATCCAAATGTGAAGGAACTTATTATTACTGTTTTACACGAAATAAAACATGCTCTTGATGCTAAAAAAATGGGTAAAAAGAAATACGAAAAGGCATATCAATTAGCAGGTGATGTGGCTGTGAATAAAGGTAAAGATTTTCACGATGATAATAAATTTGAGGAAATTGCTGAAAAATGGGCTATTAAAGAATATCCAAAATGGAAAAATAAATTTTAATTAGCTTAAATTAAGTTATATTTAGTATTATGTTATGAAACCAAGAAGTGCCAAAAATAAAGGTAAACGGTTACAGAATAAAATCCGTGATTTAATTCTAGAAAAATTCGATTCCAAATTAGAACAGGATGACGTACGATCTATTACTATGGGAGATAGTGGTGAAGATATACTATTATCACCAGCGGCTCGAAAAGTATTTCCATTTAGTGTAGAATGTAAGAATCAAGAAAAACTTAATATTTGGGAAGCATTAGATCAGGCTGAAGGTAATAGTGGTAAACATATACCATTAGTTATTTTTAAAAGAAATCGTTCTAAAACATATGCTGTTTTAGAATTTGAGGAGTTATTAAAGTTATTAGATGAATAATATTATATTGAATATTTTGTCAAAAGCATTAGGTTCAACGCATACAAAATTAAGAAAACAAAATGAGTATATGTTTTGGTCTCCATTTATTTCTCATTATAAACCTAAATTACAAATAAATATAAAAAATCAAAAATGGCATTGTTGGGTATCAAATCAAGGTGGTCATAATTTTTATCAACTATTTAAAGCTGTAGGTGTAAGTGAGAATAGTTGGAATGATTTAAGAGAATATTTAGATGAGCAAGACGATTTTTATTATAATAAAAAATCAGAAAAAGGTGTAAAAAAGTTAGTTTCATTACCTAAAGAATTTAAACGATTAAATCACATTGATTTCAGCACACCTATAGAAAAGAGATGCTATAATTTTTTAAAGGAGAGAGGATTTAGTAAAGATATTATAGTAAGGTATGGTATAGGTTACTGTGAAAGTGGAGTTTATAGTAATAGAATTATAATACCATCTTATGATAAACACGGTAAGTTAAATTATTTTATAGCGAGAGATATATATGGTGGTGGTATGAAATATAAAAATCCACCAATAAGTAAAAATATAATTTGTTTTGAATTATTTATCAATTGGGATGAACCAATAATATTATGTGAAGGCGTATTTGATGCTATGACTGTAAAAAGAAATGCTATTCCATTATTAGGCAAAACAATTCCAAAAAAATTGATGATGACTTTATTAAAGAAAAAAGTAAAAGATGTATATATTATACTTGATAGTGATGCACAACCAGATGCATTACGAATTAGTAAGTTGTTAAAATCCTATGGAATACAGGTTAGGATGGTATCTTTAGAGGATAAGGATCCAAATGAGATGGGTTATGACAAAATGTCAGAAAAAATAGAAAGTACAAAAGAACTAACATTTTCTGACGTTATTCAATCAAAGTTAAAAGGTAAAACGTTTGAAAAATCAAAAGCACATTATAAAAACTAATTTAAATGCAGTAAAAAGAATATATCACATATCAGACATTCAAATAAGAAATTTACACCGACATGGTGAATTTGAAGAAGCATTTAATAAATTATATAAAATAATAAAAAAGAATCCTGAAGATAGTGTAGTTTATATCGGCGGTGATATAGCACATTCTAAAACAGAAATGTCTCCAGAGTTGGTAGATCAATTATCAAGATTATTCAAGAATCTTTCTGATATTGTTCCTACTATTATTATTGCAGGTAATCACGATTGTAATTTAAATAATACACATAGACTAGATGTTCTTACACCGATTGTAGAAAATCTTAATCATCCTAATTTATATTATTTTAAAGATAGTGGTGTTTATAATTTCGCAGACGTATCATTTGTAGTATGGGATGTTTGGGATAAAGAGGAAGATTATATTAGAGCAGAAGATGTAGAGGGTGATACTAAGATATTGTTATATCATGGTACTGTTGATCAATCAGCTACAGATTTAGGGTTTAAGTTACCTTCTAAAGTTAAATTAGAAAGTATGGATGGATATGATATGGTTTTGCTTGGGGATATCCACAAAATGCAAACACTACAAAAATATAATAAAGTTGATAAAAAACCAATTGTAAGATATTGTGGTAGTCTTGTTCAACAAAATTATGGTGAAGCATTATATGGACATGGGGTATCTGTTTGGGATGTGAAGAATAGAAAGTTTGAACATATTGAAATACCAAATGATTATGGGTATGCTACTCTTGATATAGTTGATGGAAATTTACCAAGTGATTGGGATAATCTTCCAAAGAAAGGAAGATTGAGGTTACGTTGTAAAACTACAACTGAAACTCAAATAAAAAAAGTGCTTTCTATTGTCAAAGATAAATTCCCTAAATTAACAGAGAGTAAACTTTATAAAGTAGATAGTGTTATTAATTTAGATGATGAAAGTAAAAAGATTAGTATAGGAGATGTATCTAATGTAGATTATCAAAATAAATTAATATTAGATTATATTAAAAGTGGATTTTTTATAGATGATAATCTTGAAATACAATTACAAGAAATAAATAATGAGTTAAATCAAATTTTGCCAGAAGAAGATATTCAAAGAAATATTAATTGGAAAATTAAAAAATTTGAATTTGAAAATATGTTTTCATATGGAAAAGACAATGTAGTTGATTTTACTAGATTAAATGGTATAATAGGAATTTTTGCCCCAAATGCAAGTGGTAAATCATCTTTATTAGATGCTTTATCTTTCTGCTTGTTTGATACTTCAAGTAGAACATTTAAAGCTGATATGATTTTGAATAATAAAAAATCAACTTTTAGATGTAAACTTAATATAGAAATAGATGGAACGGATTATTATATTGAAAGAAAAGGAAAACGACTTTTAAATGGGCATGTTAAAGTAGATGTTAATTTTGAACGTTGGGATACGGAGTTACAACAAATGGTTTCTATGAATGGTGATCAAAGAAGAACTACAAATAATAATATTCGTAGAGTATTAGGAACATATGATGATTTTATTTTAACTACATTGTCTACTCAAAATAATTCATCAGGAGTATTCATAGATAAAACCCAAAAAGAAAAGAAAGAATTATTAGCACAATTTATGGGGATTGGAGTATTTGATAAATTATATCAAATAGCTAGTGAAAGAGTTAAAGAAGAATCTATTTTATTAAAAAACTTTCAACAATCTAATTATGAAGATGAATTAACTGATGCTAGAAGTCAATTGAAATCTAATAAAAACGATTTAAAGTTAATTGATGAAAAGTTAAATGAGTATGAAGAACAAAAAGAAAAGTTTGAAGAATCTAAAAAAGAATTTACTTCTAAATTAAAACCAATAGAAGATGTAAAAGATATTGAAAAATTAAAAGAAGAATTAGATATATTAAAAAATGAAACAGTAGTATTAAGAGATCAATACATTTCGTTAGAAAAATCTATAGTTAATACAAAAGAATTATTAGATACTTTAAAACAGAAAAAAATAAAAAAGTTAGATGCTGAAGAAATTAGTAATAAAAAAAGAGATTTAGAAAATTATGAAAAGTTGTTATTAACATTAGAAAATCAAATAAATGTTGAACAAAAAGCTATTGATAAATTACAGAGTTGGGAATGGAATGAGACGTGTGAAGCCTGTTTAACTAATCCATTTGTAAAAGATGCTAAAAACGCAATAGATACTATAACTCATAATAAACATCTACAAACTCAGTATATAAAAGAAGCTGGAGATTTACGAAAAGTAGTAAAAGAGTATACTGAAATACAATCTAAATATGATAGTATTACTAAAAGTATATTTGAAGAAGAAGCAAAATTAGAATCAGTAAAACATAAAAAAGATGTTATTGTTGAAAAGGGTAAGAATGTTAAACAAAGTAAACAATATGTTTTAAAAGATATAACTAAGTTTGAAAGACAAGAAAAATCTATAAAATATAATAGAGATATTTTATCTAAAATAGAGTTAACAGAATCAGAAATACAAGTAGTAGATTCTAAGATAAAAGATCATACTGCTAAAAAATATAATAGGGGTAAAACAATAGCTATTTTAGAAGCACGTATAAAAACTTTGTTTGATAATATTACTAAAATGGAAGAATTAGAGGATAAGATAGGAGCGTATCATTATTATTTACAGGCAGTAAGTAGAGATGGAGTTCCATATAATTTAATACAAGATGCATTACCAACCATTGAGGGAGAAGTTAATAATATATTATCACAGATTGTTGATTTCGGTATTATATTTAAAATGGATGGTAAGAGTATTAATAACTATATTGTATATGACGATAATAATGTTTGGCCATTAGAACTTAGTAGTGGAATGGAAAAATTTATATCATCATTAGCTCTTAGGGTGGGGTTGATTAATGTTTGTAATTTACCAAGAGGTAACTTTCTTGCTATTGATGAGGGATTTGGAACTATGGATAGTGAAAATTTAAATTCTGTTTATAGCTTTTTTCAATATTTAAAATCTCAATTTCAATTTGTTATTATTGTATCACATATAGAATCTATGAGAGATGCTGTAGATACGTTATTAGAAATAAAGAAAGAACAAGGATATAGTAATATTAACTTTGGGAAATCCTTTTAGAAGGTAATTTATTACCATAAACAATCTTTTTTGATTGTAATTTCAAAATTAAAGAAGTTAATACTGCAGACATTGTAGTAAAATTTTCTTTAGCGAAATCTTCCAAAACAGTCTTTACAGACTCATCTAACGTAAAATTATATCTTTTTTTCATTTATACACCCATTATACACACTATAAATATACTTATAATAAAGTTTTAATATTTATTATAAATGAAATGGAACGTCTATTTAAATGGCATTATTCAAGAAAACAGTTAAAAAACAAAACTTAGATCAAGTTCAAGTATTTGTCGAGGATACAGAAAATAAATATTTTAAAATCCTTGATTCTCCAGATATTATACCTACTGGTAGATCATCTATATTAATTGATGGATCACCTGCTTTAAAAAGAGAAACAGATATATTATTTGAATTAATTGATTCAAGTGGTAAAACAGTATATATAAATCCAATACGGAATTATTTAGAAGGTACTTCAAGAAGATTAAGTATAGAAGTATATGAAGATGTTGATCCTGGAATAGCAACTCTAACTTTACTTGGAGAAATAAATCCAGATCCAGAACAGAATGATGGATTAGTTATTCCAGATGAATTTCAAGATGTATATAATGTTCGTTATCAAACGGAAATAATGATAGATCCATCTTCACCGAATAATGAAAAGATTTTATTTTTAAGAGCACCAAAGTTATCAATATCTGAAACAATATTACAAGAAGTAATACCTAAAACAGGACAAAAAGAAGTAAATGTTTTAGTAAGCGGAAGTCTTTCTGGAGCAAGAATACCTGCAGGAGTACAACAATTTTTAAATCCAAATTTAATAGCACATTCTGATTTAGAACTTCGATTTACTGATAATACAAAACCTACTGGAATTCTAAGAAATAATAAATTTAATGTTAATTTAATAGCAGATGCTGTAGGACCTATAAGTAATGTAGAATTTGATTGGGGAGATTCTACAACTGATAGTTATAATCCACAAACTGCTAATGGCTCTCATACATATACTAAAGCTGGAACATATGTTGTTAGAGCTACTGGAAATTCACCATTTGGTGGTGGTGCTAAAGATCAAGTTGAAGTTACGGTATCACCGCCTGCTACACCAAATGCTGGTATGTTTATATCAGATGGTACTTTAAACGAAGCATTATCAGGAGAAACACAATATTTAACTGGAAGTTTAGAAACTTCTACAAACCCACTTTTTACAAAAGCAAGATTTAGATTTACAGATAGAAGTATATATTCTGCTAGTGCAGATGATGCTACAAATGCTGATGATAATATAGGTGATACAACATTTCAATATGATTTCGGAGATGGTAGAAGTTTAGTAGTTACAGGTTCAGCAGGTAAAAGAGTAATACATGAATATAGTGAAAGTGGAGACTATACAGTTACACATACTGTAGGGAATAATTATAATACTCAAACTAATAGTACTAGTCAAACTATAAAAGTTTTTCCAACTACTGCAGTAGCAGATTTTTCTCAATCAAATTCATTAGTATCTACAGGTGTAAATTTTAATGTTACTTCAAGTGCAACAATTGGTAGTGGTTTAAGTCTTAATAAATTTCATTGGTATCTTGAAAATGCACAAATAACTGGTAGTCAATTTATAAATTATGCACCTAATAATATATTTGGAAGTGCTTTGAGTGGATTTTGGAGTGGTTATTCTGTAGGCAATACAAGTGTAACCAGACAATCTTCAGTAGCATATAGTGGTTCAAACGCTATAGCACAAGCTTCAAATGCAGCTGATAGTTACTTTGGACATTATAGAGGAAGCAGCACTGCCGCACTTGCACCAGCAACCCAATCGGATGGATTTACAGTTAGTGGTTATGCTAAAACTAATTCAGGAGATGCGTATGCGTATTTGTCATTATATGGATTAGATGCAAACTATGAAACAATAGGTGAAGAAGGAGATGCTTATCAAAATATAGTAGTAGGAGATCCAATTAAAGTTGATAGTAGTGGTTGGACGAAAATTAGTGTACATAGTAGATTTTTACATTCAGGAACAAAACATGCTTCATTTAGAGTTGGAGCAAAAAATTCAAGTGGTAAAACAATTTATTGGGATGGATTTCAATTATTCCCAACATCAGTAACAGGTTCTGCAGTTTCAGCATCATATGATACTTCAGGTAATTTTGATATTGAACATTATGTAGTTGATACAGCAGGAAGAAAATCAAATACAATTACAAAACAAAGTGTTAGTAATGTAGTTACACCAAGACCGCATGTAACTTCAAATATAACATCTGGAACAGCACCACTTACAGTTACTTTTACTGAAGATGGTGAGGGAAGTCCAACTAGCCAAAAATTATTTACTGGAGTTAGTGAAGTAGAAATGTCCGCTTCAGGACAAACTACAACTGCTACATATACAAGCCAAGGAACTTTTAAACCCAGAATTGTAGCTAATTGGTCTGGTGGTACAAAAGAATTTAAGGGACAACCAATAACAGTAGCTACTGGAGTACCACGTATAACATCTATTTCAGGTTCAACAGCCGTTACTGCAAGTCAAGAGTTTACTTTAATAGTTTCAGCAAGTTCAAATACTGAAAGTGAGAAGTATATTGATGAAATATCAGTTGCTTGGGGAGATTCTACGAGTGATTTAGTTTATTTTCAAGCTGGAGTGCCTACTGGGATAGAATTTAATGGAGTGGATGCATCTCATATTTCTTTAACACATGCATATGAAGCAGCTGGTGCTTATACTGCAAGTGCTGTTGTTAAAGATTCAAATGGTAAATCTAGTATGAGTAGTTCTTTATTTGTTGATGTAGTAAGTGGACAAGTTCCAGTAGTGGCTGATACTGATATAATGATTGATGATTTAGAAACAGTTAATGAACCAACTGCTTCTCTTTCATTTGGATCACATAATTTAACTACAAGAATAAACAGTTCATACTTTGCTAGTACTGGAATTAAATTAACTTCTTATACTTGGAGTTTACACGATGAGAGTTATGATGAGATTACTGTACTTGGAAATGGAAATAGATCTAGTTTTGTTGTTGATGATGTAGACTTTAAAGCAATTGGTTTAACAGTTGGTGCTCCAGGTGTGAGTAGTAATACTGCATATTATAATATTACTTGTATAGATACAGAATCAGAATCACAAAAGGCAAATGCAAATACTTCTGAAGAAGATGCATATGATGATCAACAACATAGTGAAGCCCAAACAAATAATGGTGGATCAGGTGGAGGCGGCGGCGGAGGCGGCAGCTATAATGATGGTAATTATGATAATACTAACTCTGGTAGAAATGATTCTTCCGTGTTTGCAGCAAGTCCTGAAGTACAAAATTATAAAATAAGTTTAGATAGTATTTCAGATAGTAGAGAAGTTGGAGATTATTTAGAAGGAGCAAAAATAAAAGTTGATAGATTTGAATTATATGACTTTGCACAACGACATAATTATTCTGTTTCTAAATTAATATCTCAAAACTTACCATATGAATTTACTATAAGTGATATCAAAGGTACAGATGTAATACCATCATCAAGGCCTTTAACATTTAATAATTCTGTAGATAGTTTAGCATATAAGTTATTAGAAATTCCTGATTTAGGTTCATCACCATATACTATGAGTTTTAATGAAACTGTAGAATTTGATTATAATGAAATAAATTATATATCTAAATCTACATTTAAACTTTCTAATCTAAGAACACTTTCAGGAGATGTGTATAGAGCTAAAATTTATTATAGAACGGTAAATGATACAGAATTTATACCATTAACAGAAAGAATTTTAGAATCTCGTGAAGAACTAATAGATGATTTATCTTTGAAGGGAAATTTAATGAAAGGATATTTCCCGACCCGTTCAATAGTAGATACATATTGGACTGGTTCTCAAGGAACAAATGCTGGATATTATTCAGGAGCAGTAGTAGGTAGTGGGCCAGTTGGTGGATTTAATAGAGCAACTATAAGTCATATACATGATGCAGTGGTTATTTCTGGTTCAAACTATAGTGAAAATGATAATGTTGCTTTTTGGTTAAATTCATCAAGAACAAAAAACGTAGCTGGAAAAGGTAATATAGTTGGAGAAAATAGACCTTTAGTTATGAGAGATATAGAATATAGTTTATCATTTAATGCATATCCTATAAAAGCATCAAAGCAAGTAAGAATAGATGAAAGTTTAGTAGATCAAGATAAAGCAGAATTAAAAGTTTATGTATCTGGTTCAGGAGTTAAACCTAAAAAGATAGGTAGTGAGTTTAAATCTACTCCGTGGGGATATTTTATTGGTTCTATAAATCCAGATGATGAAGGAGTAGATGCTAATATTACATTTCCAAAAATGGTTTATCAAAATTTTGTATTAGAATCTACAGCTCGTCCAATTATACAGTTCATAGCTACTTCAGGTAAGTGGTATGTTAGTGCAATATCTTTAAGGCAGGCTAGAGAATCAGGATTTAATCCAAATAATGCAATAATAACAACTGATACACCAGCATTAAGTCAAAGACCCCAACGGTTATTGTTTAAAGTAGAATATTTTACTAAAGATGGTAAGCAAGCTCAAATGGAAACATTTTCAGCAAACGCTGAACAGTTTGATGGAAGTAATACAGTATTTTCAGGAACAGATAATATTTTACCAGGAACTTTAACAATTAATAATAGTCTTGGTGAAGGGCAAGGATTTGAGTTAAGTGGGCAATCATCAGCATATTTTAGAACCAAATCATATGAAGGATTTAAACGGGCAACTACAGGAGAAGGTCCTTCTGGTATATTAATGTTTAGTGGTAGTGTAGGAACTGCTATAAGTGCAAGTGAAGATTATGATGGTTTAGGTTTAGAGTTACATGCTGGTGGAGATGAGGGATCTCTTAAATTTAGAACAAATCCAAGTGTTTTTGAAGTAAAAGCAAAATCATTTTTCTTAGGTAGTACAGAACAATATGTAAGTGGTAGTGGTGGTAATATAGAAATTAGTTCATCTAATTTTCATTTATCCTCAAGTGGAGATGTTGTTGTAAAAGGAAATATTGAAGCACAAACAGGTAAGATTGGTGGATTTAATATTGGTAGAGAAAAATTATCAGGAGATACTTTTTATATAAGAGGAAATGCTGATGAAAATTCATCAACTGATTCTGGATTATTTATAAGTGCTTCAAACTTTCAAGTAAAAGCAGATGGACATATAAGTGGTACTGCTGGTAATATAGCAGGTTGGGGAATAGAAGCAAATACTTTAGGTTCATCTAATATTATATTAAGTAGTACTGGTTCAATTAGAACAAGAGATTATGCGAAAAAAGCAACTGGATGGACTATTGATAGTGATGGATTTGCAGAATTTAGTAATGTTTTTGTTCGTGGTACTCTTGCTACTACAACATTTGAAAAACAAACTGTAAACGCAGTTGGTGGACAATTACTTGTTAGTAATGCAACAACTATAAGTGGAAGTGTTGCAGCTAATGCTACAACAATTCCATTAACTAATGCTGCTGGATTTCAACCAGGAGAATTGTTATTTGTTAAGAAAGTAGGGGATTCAGGATTTAGTTCAGAGTTTATGAGACTTAATGCAGCGTATTCTGCATCAGATCAAACTGGAAATAGTACTGGGTTTATACAAGCGATTACAGTAACAAGAGAATTACAAGGAAGTGTAACTGGTTCAATAGGTAATTTTGGTGGAGCTTCTTCTGTATCAGCATCATATGATGATGGACAAGTTATTATAAGTTTCGGACGCCCACAAACAGGATTTATACATATAAATGCAGATCCAACCGATACTGAAACACCTTATATAGATGTAATTGAATCTGGAAGTGGTGGATTTTTAAGGAGAGCAAGGTTTGGAGATTTAAGTGGATTAGCAAGTACTACTGCAGTACACAATGAATCAAGTCCAGGATTCGGATTATCAGCAGAAAATGTATTTCTTAGTGGAAGTATTAGAGCTAATGAAGGTTATATTGGTAGTTGGAATATTTTAAGTAATGGACTTATTAGTGGAAGTAATATAACTTTAGATGCTGAT